GATACGTCATTCATATTAATCACCTTTTATTATAAGTCGACTTTGAATCTATAGCCACGTAATACGTGACCCCTTCACCTTTAAACTCTGAGATACCTTTTGAACAAAGAGTAACATCATAGTCTATTGGCATTAGTTTCAAGTTATCAGTTTTAATAATAATCTTGAACTCATCGGCAGTTTCCCCAATTTCAACGCCAAAGTCATCTGCGTTGTCGTTGGCACTGTCGATTGCTTTCAGATAACATTTGCCACTTTCGCCAACAAATGCAATCTCTGAAAATTGTAATACACCAGCCGCCTTCAATACTGAAGACAGTGTATCTGCCGTCACCGATACTTCTACATCAGCAGAAGGAATAGTAATATCCTTTTCTGGTGGAGTATGTATCATTGACAGATCAGCAAAGACGTATTTGGTTCTACGTTTGCCTTCCGATATAATAAAGTATTTATCAAAAAACTCTACATCCGGATCGTTATACAGAGATAAAATAGACAAGAATCTTGATAAATCGTAAACACAGGCATCAGAAGGAATCTCCTGGTCTATATTTGCGATCGCAATCAGCGTCTTCTCTGGAGTTATGGTCTTAACAACTGAACCTGCTGATAACAAGATCGACTTGTTGATAGCGGTAAAGCTTTTTAGGACCGTCAAGGTTTCGTTAGAAAATTTCATTATATAAGTTTCTCCATTAGTTTATTGTTGTCTATTATACAACAGTTATTTAGATTTGTCAATAGGATTATAAGCTTTTTTGTTGGAGCTATTATCTGCGGTTGCAGTTACACCTAATTGACCGAGAGATCCCATGTCACCCTTAAAGATATAAGAACCAACATGATTAAGTTTCATCCAAGGACACATCCATACTGAAAGGTCGGCTTTACGAGCCATCTTACAGAAGAAGTAATCTTCAGACAAGTACCTTCTTGACTCTGGGTCAATGACACAATCAAAGAAAGCATGTATATCTCGAGTACCGTCAAATTGTTCGGTTCTAACATGGTCAGGTTTATATGCAAGTTCAGGATAGGCATCTCGATATTTTTCTAATGCTTCTCTTGTAATTAACATAAACCCAGTACCACCTTCGGCAACTTGAACAGGTTCTGCGAGTTTAAATTGTTTTATATCTCCAACAGGATTAAAAACAAAATCTGATGTAAATTTTTCTAGGTCAAAAGGATTCTCTTTGCCTACTCCGGATTGAGCAGCAGCTGATACCTTTTCCCAAGCAATTGTTTTCTTAGGATATGGACCACATACGACATCGTATTTTTCAGGATCTGAAATCTGTAATGCAAGTAACGCCAAAGCATCTCTTGGATCAAATCCAATGTCTGCGTCAATAAACAATAAATGTGTACAGTCAGATCTTAAGAATTCATCTACGATATAGTTTCTTGCTCTTTGTATTAAACTCTCATTAAATAGAAAGTAATACTTCATTGGTATTTTATGAGATGAACATAACATACTTAAATCATTGGTTGACTTAGTATATAGTCCAGTACATTGACCACCATACATAGGTGTACCAACGAATAGTCTTTGTTTTTGTAATTCTTCTGTTTTTACTTCAAGCTTCATACTGTGATTTGCTCCATATCGTTTTCGGCTCTTGTGATTGATTGTAGACGCATAACATCAGCCAATATGTCCCATGCCGAATCGTGTGCTTTAAATACTGAATCCCACTTATCTTCGTTTGCACATGGAGGAAATCCATTCTTCTTAATACCAAAGTCAAACTTTGCATCAATAAAAGTTCTTGTATCTCTAACAGTCCAATGTTTTAAGTGTGATTGTAGATGTCCTACTTTACCTTGAGACTTAAATAGTCTTTCAAGTATAACAGGATCAAATGAATTAGATCTTGACCACCAAAAATTAATCTTTGGACCGTCAATTAAAAAATCTGTAAATTGTCTTACGAACTCTTCAACAGAAAGATCTGAACTTTTTGGAGCAATATTCTTTCTTACTTCAGAATCTTGTTTTGACCAAAAGTCTAATGTACCTTTATCAACTACCCAATCAAAGTCCTTTACTTGTTGAGCTACATTTAATTTAAATTTCTTTGTTTTAAATATATCACCCAAATTGTATGGATCGTCTGATGTAAACTTATCCCACTGAAATACCATGACTGACATATCAATCACAGCACAGTTGTGGACATCTTGTCCCATTGTTTCAAAGTCGATGATTAAATCGTTTCTCATAGTAATACCTTTAATTTAATTTGTTATTATAACAAACATTGCTACGGATGTCAATAGTTTTATCCAAAGAATTCTTCTAAATTTGGAGTTGTATCAACACCGTTAGGATCAAGCTCTAATAATTGCTTGTGGTTGTTCTGTCTTAAATAGGTGGTATCTGATAATTCTAATTTACCTGTAAGGAATTTGGCAATCTCTGTATGTAGATCTCTTGATGTTGGTACAGGAACATTCTGTGCAATATGGTTCATCTTCTTTAAACCACCTAGCAATTCAAAATTAGGTGGGAATCCCATCATATGTAATGCTTCACGAATTGTTAATGATCGTTCTTCTGTTGGATGCATTGTGTCAACCATATTACGACCAATTACAGCATTCATATATTCACCAAAGACATGTACTGAACCATCCCATACACCTTTGCCATCAGCAAACTTCATTATTGCGTGGTCGGAATATTTAATACCTTTTTCGTTGCCTGTCTTATGGAACCATTCGTTAGCTTCTTTCATCCAACCTTTCTTACAAACATAATTCAGAGTTGTCTTAACATTCTCTTCAATCATAATCTCTCGAACATCACGGTTCGTTTTGGTCTTAATAAAATTGTAATAAGGTTCATCAGGAACATTCTTATTAATAACTAAATCTTGATGTAAAGCATCTTCAGGAATCTCTTGTAAGTATTCGGTAAAATCCTTTCGGTCTTTATTATACCAATTCATTACAGGAGCGGAGTCTGACTTCCAACCAATCGCAAAGGTCCTGTCGCGTCCTTGTGGAACTCCATGGAATCTCGTTGATGTTTTATACAGGGATAAAGAATAACCCCTCTCAGCACATATTTCATACAGTCTATTCGCTACTGGACGTCCTTTATTTGTAAACAATGCAGGAGCATTTTCAACGATGACTACCTTTGCACCAAGTTTATCAATACCATCTTGAAAGACCATATACATAAATTCGTTCTTAGCACAACCTGCACCTTTACTCTCTGTTGTTGTTCCTGTATTTAATTGAGATAGAGCAGCACAAGGCGGAGTACCAGAAACTACATCAACTTGTTTAATTTGACCAGGCTCTGCTTCGTCAAGTTTAATATAAGGAATATCGCGTCCCATTGTATTTTGTTGATAGTTTACATATTGACTATCGTTATCTTCAAATCCACCATAAGAATAGATTGCTTCAGGTGGTTTACCAAAAGCTTTTTCTGCTCCTAGCATTTGTCCACCAATAAGTGGAATCAGTGGTGCCCATGTTATTTCTTTTTTGTTCATCCGAAAAAGTCCTCAAGTGTTGCAGCTGCTTTCTTTTCAAATTGTGTTACATCAGGTGCAACATAATCATTATCCATTGCTGTCATAATTTTATTGTTTAAAAATGTACCATCGTAATATTCAGGCTTACATATTAGTTTACGCAATCCTGTAATTACAGATTCATACTCGTCCTCATTATTTAATAACCTATCCATCCTTTCTTTAAATTCAGTAGGAGTCTTAGGTCTTAAAAAATCTGGTATTGGCAAATGCCCTTGTTCATCATAAGATGGATGTAAGAACGGTATCACACCAGCATGTACCATTTCAATATACTTTGAAGTTACCCAACCTTTTGCGATTGGAATAATAAAAGTAAACTTAACATTATTCATTTTTGCCATTACATCATCAAGATGAATAGAGCCTTTGAATCTTGCGTCTGTTTCTGTTTTCTCATGAGTCCATTTACCATAAATCTCAACGTCGTCAAAATCATCAAGTACCCATTCTTTTAATAAGTTATATCTTGAAGGGTTTGCTTCATTCAATATAACCATGAATGGTAATTTACGATTCAGATTAAACTGTTCTGAATGATGATAGTTAATACAGAAACAAGTTTCCATACCTGCATATGTTGCAGATTGCTTTCTTTCGTATCTGACTTGATCTTCATAATCTTTAATAGAACTTACAGTGTATTCATAATCGTATTGACCTAAAGACACTGTTGGTAAATGAAATATGTCTCTTGACTGATTCATTACATATCTTGGATCATTTATAATTTCAACATAAGGAGGTTGTTCTTCATTTAACCAAATAGAAATTGGTGAAGTATAATTCTTTGTCATATCAATCACAGATGCAGGTTTACCATCAGTGATACCTTCTTTTAAATGTTTCACTTGAGTAATTTTATCTGGAATTGTAACTGTACCAACCTGACCGACCATTAGAACTGTATAGTCTAACTTAAATCCTTTCTGACCAAAGTAATTAAAGATATGACGATAGAAATTATCAGTACCATCATTCTTAACTCCTTTCCAAATATCAATTACATTATTATATGGAAACAACTCCAACTCTTCAGACTCAGTTAGAGTACTGAAATCAGATCTTCCGATAATGTAAAATGTTTTGTCTGGGTTGTTATTTGCGAGTGCAATTAAAACTGTAGATGGTTCGTTGTCTCCACCAATAGGAGAGAAACGATTCCGTTTGAACTTGACCGATTTACCGATCTTTCCGAAGCCAATGTTTTTCATAATATAAAATAATTCCGTTCTGTAAATTTATTTATTAGAATCCACCACACGCTTCCGAAGCTCTGTGGAACTGAAGGAATGCCTTCTTCGATTATAATGTACTGGACATAAACCTTTTCCTGTATGTTCCATATCTTTGTATTCTTCACCTACGATACGAATGTCAGGATTAATTGTAAGTATCATATCAATGATTTCTTGTTCAGTTGAAAAAGGTATTACTTCATCTACATATTTACAAGATGATACCTGTATGTATCTTTCAAAAGGTGTTTGGATAGGCTGATTCTTTGCATCAGGACGATCTACGGTTGGGTCTGTAAGTAATCCAACAATTAAATAATCGCACATTGATTTTGCTTCTTGTAACATAACAATATGACCTGCATGAAACAGATCAAACGTTGAACAAGTAAAGCCAACCTTTGCGCCTTCTGATAATTTGGTTCTATCAAGAAACATATATATTCTCCTCTTTTAATAATTCCTCTACTCTAGGTGCGTATATATTATATAGTGGTGATTTATCAATTGGTAAGTAATGAATATACGCAGGAATCTTTTTTAACTTTTTAACTTCTCTCATTACTGTTGTCCATACTCGGACATCACCATTAAATCTTTCAGGTTCATAACCATTTTCGGAAAGCCATTTATAATAGATGGCATAAATGTTTTGTTCTATACACCAATACTTTCCACCCATACTACGGTTATTCTTTTTTGAACCGTACTTAGGTATTACTGAACCACCATAACCTTTCTTATTCTTGTACTTATATACACCATCCATGATAAGTATATATGTATCTTTACAAACTGCTCTCTGAAAGAACTCAATATAACGATCATTCTTGGTATGTATTACTTGTCCTGAGTTCATACTAAAGTAAGGTTCTTTTCTCATTGTTGAAATATCAACTAAGTCTTTATAGATTGGAGCCAAACTGGATTCAACAAACTTACCCATAACACCTAATGCAGATTCATTATAGAACACATACTTATTAAAGAAATAATGATCAAGCGGTTTAAGTAATAATACATCGTCGTCCATCATCATTGCTTTATCAATGTTAAGTACTTCGTGTACATAAGGAAAGACCAACCATTTAATTGCTACTCCGTATGCATTTAGAATCTTAAACAAGTATTCTTCATCAAAGAAATGTTTTGTCTTCTCAATCATTTCCGAAGCATAATGTATTTCAATCTTATCTGATATTGTTTCTGTATTATATGTCTTATTCCTATCATCTAAGATAACATTCAAACGTGTATATGTATCTTCACCATACACATTCCAATATTTAAGTAAGCTTTCAATCCTCTCAATATTATTACTTACTACGAATATATTATTCTGCATAATTAATCATATCCAATATATCGTTAACACATTGTAATATAAAATCTTTATCATCGTGGTATTTGTAAACTCGTATTACTTCAGCAGCAACAAGAGTAAGCAGTTCATATTTGTCTATATGATGGTTATATGCTAACAGTGTATTAATAGCAAGATCTTGTTGATGTCGAGAATAATGATTAATCATCAAACTTGCGATAAACTTTGCTATGTCAAGTTCACGACAACCAAATACATTAGGGATAGGATCAATTAAGAACAATTTATCTTCATTAAACAGCATGTTCTTAACACCAAAATCTCCATGACAATAACCGTATTCTAATTCGATCTTTGCCATCTTTTCAATCACTTCATTAAATGCTTCAAGGTTTGCCAATTGAACATGACTTACAATTCTTGCGATGTAATCGTCAAAGGTTAGAAACTTAGTTTGTTTAATAGAATCAAAAGCATCAAGAGATTCTTGAATCATTGCCAATGCTTTATAAGGTTTGTCATTGAAGTAGTTTGGATCATTAGGAATGTAATCCATTGTAAGTGTATCACCTACAACTCTATGAATTGTTGGAGTGTTTACAATATTACCAGTTTCTTCAAACCACTTTGCTGCTTCATGAGCATTTCTTGCTGTCTTATGTACTAAGGCACCATCAGTATAGATATCAGAACCTGAGAGACCACCTTCGAGTTCTCTTATATCAGTTTCTATAAAATCTTCAGGAGTAATACCTTTGTCGTCAACATAGTATGCTGCAAGTGGTTTATTAAAAGATAGAGCATGGTATTTTACATGATGTTTCTTTAACCAAGATTCAATTTGTGGACCATACTTATCTGATGCTTCTTCTCTACTCCTACAAGAAATAGAACCACGAGCAGTAAAGATATCAATGATCCAACCAGATTCATATAACTTATTGCACTTTTCTATTAACTCAAGATTAGGCTTTGCGTTCTCCCAATCACGATTAGAAGTAAACGCAAGTGTATCATCAAAGTCGAGTACAATTCTTTTATGTAGAGACATCTTAGTCCCTATTCATCATAGATCTTGTTAAACCACCGAAGGCCCAACAGAAATATACAAAGAGTGGAGTTGCGATAGCAAGACGAATCGCGTCAGGCGTCATATCAACCATCTTCATAAATGCAACAAGAATAAACATAGTAGCTGCTATTGTGCCAACTGCTGCGATTCCATACCAAGTATCAATAATAATTTCTTTCATAATATATCCTCAAATAATAAATTCTATTATAACAAAGTTTAAGTCATATGTCAATAGATTAGTTGACTGTATCATTCATAAAGTCAACAAGAACACCTGACTCATCAAACATTCTTCGAGATTTCTCAAATGAATCTAACCACTTCTGTGGTATATCTTCCATTGCCATTACAATTCTATTTATGCCAACTTGGATAATTCCTTTTGCACAATCATGGCAAACTGGTAATCCGTAAACATATAGAGTTGAACCTTTTAATGAAATACCGTTAAAGGTAGCATTATATATGCAATTCATTTCAGCATGAACAACCAAATCATATTTAATTGATCTGTCTTCATATCTTTCAGGTATATCTTCAATTCCTTTTGGAAATCCGTTATACCCAGTGGCTAGGATACGACGGTCATCATTAACTGCCACCGCTCCTATTTGCTTTGATGGATCTTTACTCCAAGAAGAAATCTCTCGAGCAACTCTCATAAAGCGTTTATCCCACTTATCCTGCATTTACTAATTCCTCTACAAATTCAAAATGTCTTTCGTAAACATGGAAGTTAGTTGCTGTCCATATTAAATCACCAGCTTCAATCTCAAGATCATAAGCAAGTTGATTCTGAACAAACTTTGCCCAAGCATAATCATTATTATAACCAAAGACTGCGTCGTTAGATCTCATTACATAATGGGAAATAAGTTTACCATCTCTAATCATAAACGTATTACTAA